TTGCCAAGAGGCCAGAAGCCGTCAAGATGACGCTAGTTGATATGGCGTTCAATCTTGGTCTAACGAAGCTAAATAAATTCGTGGACATGAAGAAGGGTCTTATGAATAATGACTACAATATGGCGGCTGATGAAATGGTTGACAGTAACTGGTACAAGCAGGTAAAGTCCAGAGGTCCTAGAATGGTGGACGTAATGCGTTCCGCAGCAAAATAATATGAATATCCAAGACGACATAAAGACACTTCATAACTACGAGGCTTTTGCTAGATTTATGAAGATGGTTCATGACCTCAGAGAAGAGGCTATCGAGGAACTGCACGAAGCTAGTAGCGAAAATATTCAGCAAATATCAGGACGGATTATCACTTACGATCAGCTATTGCAGTTATCTAGCTGGCAGGAACTCAGTGTCCGGCACCGTGAACATTTCTAGGTTGAGCAATAACTGTTCACCTATGTTATATTAACGTATCGCAATCTCTCGGCGTAAATGAGTGGAACTTATGACAGATGAAATCACGACTGCTGACTCTGGGGCAGACCAAATACCAGTGGACAATACTAATATATCCGTAACGGATTTTGCAAATCGCCGATTGGGGCAGATGAAGGCTCAGCAAAATGTTGAGACAGAATCAGAACCAGTTGCCGAAGAGCCAACGGAAGAGACACCCGAAGAGGTCATTGAGGAGACTGAGGAAACCCAAGAAACCCAAGAAACTCAAGAGGTCCAAGAAGGTGAACCAGAAGTTGAATCAACATCCGAGGATGTTCTTTCACAGATTGATTTGGACAACGCGTCCGAAGAGGAACTACGGGAACTAGCTGATAAGTTAGGCAGTAAAGCTGTAGCTCGTTTTGGGGAACTTACCGCAAGACGAAAGACAGCAGAAGAAAAACTGGCTAAACTAGAGGCTTCGCTTAAACAGCAAAACCCCCTTGAGTCAAAAAAGAAAATAGAGAATAACCCATTTGGGGATTTAGATTCTATCGAGAGCCTTCAATCCAAGGCAGAAGAGGTAGAGCAAATAGTCAACTGGGCTGAGGATCTTCTTTTTGAAGGTGCTGACTATGCGGCTGACGATGTCATTACTGAGATCGAAGGCAAAGAAATGACCAAGGCAGAAGTTCGTAAATCTTTATTACAGGCGCGTAAGGCTCAGAAGACCTTTCTACCTGATCAACTTTCTAAACTACAAGCCAAAGAACAGGCTGCAAATATGGAAGTTGCTTTCAAGCAGAGAGCGAAAGAAGAGCTATCCTGGCTAGAAGGTGAAGACAATGATGTCCGCAAACAATACGAAGCTACAGTCAACGATGCTCGTTTTCAAAAGATGAAAGAGATCGTGGCAAAGGAAGCTCCGGATGTTGCGGGTCAACTGGATTACTGGTTCGCTCACGCGGCAAACAGTATCTATGGTCGTAAACCTGTAACCGAAAGTAAGCCAAGCATGAAACTTACACCACCCAAGGGTGCGACAACAAGTAATGCAAACGCTGCTACGTCCCCATCAAGAACTGCAAAGGCACTCAAGGAACTGCAAAGTCAATTTCAGAAATCGGGTAACCCTCGTGATTTTGCCGCACTTAGAAAACTACAAATGACGTTGCAGCCTTCACTGACAAGTTCGCTGGTCGCGCTCGTCTTGGCAATCGCATCCAAAAATTCCGTCGTGATTACATGGTTTCTGACCTGCAAGAAGCAGTCGATTCCGTAGGTCCTGCTAAGATAGCTCAAGCTGAAGCAAAAGCTATCCGCGAACTTAAGCGCGACGTTGAAGCTACAATCGCTGGAACTCAGGATTCAAGCACAGAAAACGGTGCAGGTACACCTAACGGCCTTCGTGGTCTTGGTGACTGGCTCGATTCTGCTGGTCCTGCTGACGTTCCTGCTGCATTCCGTACACCTGCTGACAGCATTTACACAACTGCCGAAGCTAATGGTACTCCATTCAGCGAATCAGCACTTAACGGCATCATCAGTTCTATCTTCCGTGTAACCGGTTCTGCAAACAACCTTATGCTTGTTGCTGACACTGGGCTACGCCAAGTTATCGCTGACTTCGCTCGTACATCTGCTGGTGCAACTGAAAATATTCGCGCAGTGAACTACGATGGTAACAGCGGTTCCATCAAGCTATCCGTTGACCTCTATGAGTCCGATCACGGTGTTGTTTCAATCGTTAACCAAAACCCTGACTGTGCGCCTAACTTCGGCGGTAACACAACAACTGGTTCTGGCTATATTGTTAACCCTGAGTACTACGGTATTCACGAGCTTATCCCAATGGGAAGCACTCGCCTACCTAATCAAGGTGGCGGCGAGCGTGGGTTCGTTGATTGCGCTTTGACCCTCGGTGTTTACCACCCTGGCGCACACGGCGTTATCCAGGACGTAACCTAACCCTCAACTAAAGGAGATACAATATAATGGCTATCGAATTAAAAAAAGTAGGAGACATCCAAACACTGGCTTTGGGTTTCAACTACGAAGCAAGCGTTGATCTAACAACTGATCTTGGCTCAACAGCCGGCAGTGCTACTGCCGTTGACATTCAAGTTGGTGGTGCAGCTATGGCTGGCTTAGTTGCTGATGCAGCAGTTGTTGTTGACGAGTTCGTAACAGCAGAAGTTACAGATGGCGGTTCCGCTATCACTGATGCGACTATCGCATTAGGTGACAATGGAGACGCTGATGGTTTTGTTGACGAGGTTGATGTCTTTTCGGACAGCGGCAACCTTGGGAAGATATTCCGTGCAAACGGCGTTCTTTTAAATGCAGCAACCTCATCAGGTCATGTTGTGAGTGCAGTTGATCTAACATACAACTTCACAGGCAATGCACCTGACGATGCAGCTAAAGGTAAAATTAGAATCCTATTCAAGTATTACCCAACAGCTGGAGAAGCATTCTCTAACTAATTAAATACTGGTCGGGGGGCTTCGGCCCCCCACCTTTTTTAATATGGATATTATTGTCCCGAATCTAAAGCGGTACTCCGATGGCGAGATTGATCGCGCCTTCATGAAGGAGATCACGAACGGATTCAAGCTTGAGAAGGAGACAGAACATAAGCGGGTTGCCCAAGCAGCCAAAGAAGCCCAAGCACTAAAGGGGACTACTCACCCTACACTTGGCAAACCAGTTGCAACTATTCCTCATCGGGAATACTTCCGACTAATCAAGAAGTACGGTCAAAAGACTGTGCATTCTAAAGAATTTTTAAAGTACTACAATAAGAAGTTCCCAGAACTTAGCCCAAACAAAATCTAATGCAGACCAGAACCTACGGTGATCTTTTTAAGTTAATCCAATCCCTGGCTGGTGTTGGATCCTTTGCTCCTACAGAAGCAGATGATGTGGCTAATCTGATTAACCGCAGGTTCTTACAAGCATTTAACGAGAGTCCAATCTGGCCTCGATACTTAGTTACCTCTGAGGAGCGTGATATTATTTCTTTAAATATCAGCGGTCTGGGGGCAGGAAGTTCATCCGATCAGTCGGCAAAGATTAACGGAAATTACATCTTACTTGGACAAGACAATGGAACGGGCGGGGCAGTCGCTGGAACTAATGTTTATTATAATCCCGCTATAGGAACTAAAAGTGGCGATTCAATAGGTAGTGCTACGGTTATATATAAAAGAACAAGCACAAATAGATGGGAAATTGAGGTTGATGGTAGTATTGATTTAAATACAATATCAGAAGGTTCAATTGTTGTAGATGCAACGGCAGGAGACACCGTTTTAGTTGAAGCTGATACTAACAAAAAAGACAACCCATCTGAGGTTGTGACGTGGACTTTAACGACTACTTTAGTATCTGGTACTCCACTGATTGTAGATAAACAACTTATTCCTTATGCTCAGACGGGCAGGAATACCATTGGTAGCTTTAATCGCATTCATCGAAAAAAAGCATTTCTAAATCAGTCCGCTATTGAGTACGACTTCTTTGTAGATTTCGATGGAGCTAACATTTTAAATATTACTAGCACGACTGACAACTCAGCATTTGTTTCTTACAAAAAGGAGTTCACTCCATTTACAGTAACAGGCTCAACGGTTGAGGACTTTACCAATAGCACTGTCGAGGTCCCTGCGGAGTTCTTTGCTTACTTGGCTCACGCAACCTATGCTGACTTCCTCCGTATGGACGGTCAGACTGACAAGGCGTTTGCTGAAGAAAATACAGCTACCGTTGCCCTAGCCCTAGAACTTGAGAAGGTTGATATAATCTCTAATAACAATACCGTGAACAAGCGGTTCTCCACTTATGTAAATCGGCAGTCCCGATAATAACCCCCTGTGATATAATACGCAATTATGGCAAGTTCAAGAAATAACGCACTGGAGTTTAGCTCCGTAGGTTCAATAGTAATCAATGCTGCTGACGGTGCAACCGCTGGTAAGTTTG